ACAATAACATTTGCTCCAGTATAGTTAGCCATTACTTTGCACCTTTAAATAGCCATTCAACATATTTATTCCATACTTTACTTACTAGCTTTCTTAGTTTTTTTAACATTTTTTTTCACCTTGCTTTTAAGTGTGTTTACAGCTTTTTTATAAACTTTCTCAACTTTGTTTTCTTTCATTACTTTATCAGCAATGACCTTTGTTGTCGCCTTTTTAATTTGTTTTTTTGCTTCATCAAAAGGAACATAGCCATTCCTTTGATAAAATCCTATATTAGCCTCATAATATTTTTTAGGCTTTACAATAGTTTTTTTTCCATTTGTTAATTTTATATCCATATTTCCTCCGTTAAACTTGGATGTGAGGGCAGTTTCCCACCCTCACAAAGTATCCAATTATTATTGGATTGATGAGTCTGCTTCGACTTCACAACCTTTAGAGTCGTCTAATTCGCCAACTCCGTAAACTGCTGTCGCTACAATCTCGTCTGCTCTTAAACTCGCATCTCTTTGAGTTTCAATTTTAAGATCCTGCATCATCGCTAGACCTAAAGCATCAGAGTGGAATACTGCACCTTTGTAATCACCAGTTGTTCCTGGATCATTACCTGATGCGTCTGCTATATTTGAAGTTTCAAATATATTCACTCCAGCTATTTGACCTACTAGACCAGTTCTTAATGCTTCATTACCAACACCTGGATTAGGGTTAGCAAATGTGTTTGTAAGACCTGATTTCAAGTCAAATGCTACTTGAGGGTGGATTACAGCAGAGAGATTCTCTCCTGGTACTCCAGCTGCTCTTAATTTTGCCACTGCTTGGAAAATTAAAGATGCAGACATTACTGTTGAAGCTGATCCGACAGTTGTTGAAAAA